TCGAATACAATGTGATGATCAAAAGCGTAATTCATTAGATACCGCATCAATCTGTCATAGTTTGAGCGTGTTCTCTAATGATCATTTCTTCTATATTAGTCATAGAATCACTCATCCTTATTTAGCATTTCAGGGTGACGCTTGAAGTAGCCCTTTGCTATATCCGCATAAGTGCTTTTTAATTCGTCAGGTAATTTGCCACCGTAGGGCATCGGCATGTCCAGATCTGACCATGTGAGAGCAGTGCCATCTTTTGCTGTGCTTTCTGAACTAGGATTATCTGATTTTCCAGTTAAGTAGTCAGTTGTAGTTTCAAATAATGCTGCTATTTGATTAAGCATTTCATAATCAGGCTCATGCAGATCATATTCCCAGTTAGAGTATCGTTGTGCACTAACACCAAGCATTTGAGCAGTTTTAGATTTACTCCATCCTTTTGAGTCTCTTAAATTCTTTATTCGTTGGCTAAAAGTACTCATATCTTGCCTCCTATGTTTCAATAATTAATTTAATTGTAGTCTCAATTAAAGAAGTAGTGTATATTTTTAAAAAATATATGTAAAAAAGTATTGCATTTTAAATTTATGGTGTTAGTATAAATATGTAATCAATTTACAGAGAAAATTTAAAAGTGAGGTGATAAAGTGGACGTAGTTAGAAAAGATGCTGGAAAGATCTTTGAACAACTTGTGGCTTCAAAAGGAATTAAAAAGACCTTCATTGCTTCTAAGATGGGAATCTCTCCTCAGTATCTAAATAACATTATTCATTTTGGAGGATTTAATGCAGACTTTGCTTTTAAAGCTGCCAAAGTGCTAGATGTTAATCCTAGTATTTTTTTGACCAAAAGTTACAGAGAAAATTTAAAAATCAAATAGAAGGTGACAAGAATGAATCAATTAACATTATTCAACTTTGAAAATTCACAACTTAGAGTTGTGAAAATTGACGGTGAGCCATGGTTTGTCGGTAAAGATGTTGCTCAAATTCTTGGATATTCTCAACCAAGTGTTGCAGTTTCTAAGAATGTGCCTACCAAGGATAAAGGTATTACTGAAATGGAAACCCCTGGAGGAAAGCAAAAAGTGACAATAATCAGTGAGCCGGGGATGTACAAGTTGATCTTTAAATCTCATGCTTCAAATGCTGAAAGATTTAATGACTACGTAGCAACCGAAGTTCTTCCAGCCATTCGTAAGCACGGAGCTTATATGACGGATGAAAAAGCGTTCGATGTTGTCCACAACAAAGATGGCTTAGCAAGTTTGTTACAGCAGGCCGCAGATCAGCTAAGAGAGAAGGACATTCAAATTGAAGAAATGAAGCCTAAAGCCTTGTTTGCTGATGCGGTTACTTCAAGTAAATCAACAGTGTTGATTGGTGATCTCGCTAAGATGATTAAGCAAAATGGTGTTCATCATCTTCAAATTGTCGAAAACGGCACAACCAAGACACTAAGCATGGGGCCTAACAACTTGTTCAAGTGGATGCGTGCAAACCATTACTTGATTGCTAGAAAAGGTTCTGATTACAATTCACCAACACAAAGGTCAATGCTTCTAGGTCTGTTTGAAATTAAAGAAAAGACGATTGTCCATTCAGACGGTCATACAACTATCAGCAAGACACCAAAAGTAACAGGAAAAGGCCAACAGTACTTTATCAATCTATTTCTAAGTGGCGAAGTTGCATAAGGTGTTCGAGTTTATCAAGCAGGAAAGAGAGCGATGGACATGAAGCAAGACGAATGGAAATCAAAGCCAATCATAGAAATAACTCAGAAAGACGTGGAAAGAATGACACTAGATGAGTTAAAGAGAACCCAAGTTAATTTGCTTATTGAACGGTTATACGTAGCTAGTTATGATGACTGATCAAAATATGCCTATATGTCAGGTTGGGTTGATGGTGAATTAATCAGACGACTGGGATAAAAAAAGAGAGAAAAAATGAAATTCAGTAAATACAAAAATAAGCCATCTCATGAAGATGACTTAGACGAAAAGATCGATAGATTTAATAAAAAAGCTTACTGGGATTATTTGATTCCGTTTTTCGTAAGCCTAATTACTACACTGCTAACACTTGCAGCACTTAATGGAAAATAAGTGGAAGCAATTTTGTAGTGATTAGAGTTGTTGTGATTGAAACAAATATCGGCAAAAGGATGCTTTTAAAGAGAGTGTTCCAAAACCTTGCCCATCTCCATTTGAAAAAGTTTAAGCCTTCATCGGTAACTTTAAATTCAGACGGGTATGAATAGCGAGAAGGCATAAATTCAACGAGCTCAGCTTCAACTAAAAGTTTGAATTCATAACTATTAACTTCTTGGTGAGAAGTTTCATCAATACTAATTTGATTCAGCGGTGCTGCTTTTTGTATTTTGATGTATTTCTTTAATAATTTTCTCTCGGCTGGCAAAGTCTCGTATTTATGCATAATCATTCTCCTAACATTAAAGATTCGATATTTATTTCATTGTATCAAAAGGAGGAGTGAGCAAAATGACAGAAGACAAGATTTTTGATGAATTTAACCAATTGATTAAGGACTTAACCGACGACTTGATCAGAGATACAGATGATCCATATTCGGATTCAGTTGATACAGCTTTGACAAAAGTAATTAGTGCAAGAAGAAGCTATAAATGGAAAAAAGCCAACGATCAAAGAATCGCTGACTTCAAAAAACAGAATCCTAATGAGGATCCCGGAAATGCAAAAGTAGAAATTTCGTCTGAATATTGATGAGATTAAAAAATATCTCGATCAACTTTCATGTCAGTATAGGCATCTGAATTGATGCGGAAGTTCTTTCTCAATTCACAGACAAAGAATGAATCATTCTTATCTAAAACTGATGAAAAGCACTCTCTAATTTTTGCAGGACTAAGAGTAGTTTTTACCAGCCAAACAGATTTTTGAATTTCAACATTGTCGTTGCCAGAAATTGTAGAAATTACTTCCTGAACATTTTCATACTTTTGCCCAGGTTTCATTAGATCGTAGGCAATAACATATGATGCCATGATATCCCCTCCTTATTAGAGGATGACTTAATTTTAGCAGAAAGAAGGAATAGCAATGCAAGAATTAATTAAAGTTACAGTCCAAAATGATCAGCAACTTGTTAGTGCAAGAGATTTACATGAAGGTCTGGGACTTAAAAAGAAGTTTACAGATTGGTGGAAACAAAACAGCAAAGACTTTGAGAAAAATGTCGATTATACATATTCACCTAAAAGTGCACATGTTGGAAATGGCGGTACAAGGCAAATTGATGACTACGCCTTAACAATTGATATGGCAAAACAACTTTGCTTAATGAGCCGCACTGAAAAAGGTAAGCAATACCGCAAGTATTTAATTGAAGTTGAACGCAAGTGGAATGATCCACAAGAGATCGTCAAACGTGGTTACGCAATTCTTCAAAATGAAAACACACAACTGAAATTGGAGAACAAGAACTTAACTATCCAGTTGGAGGAATCCAATAAGAAGGCTAGTTACTTAGATGTGATTCTTGGAGCACCAGACGCACTAGCAGTTACGCAAATTGCGGCGGATTACGGTTACAACGCTAAGGATTTTAACGAACTGCTTCATAAAGTAAGAATTCAGCATAAAGTTAACGGTCAATGGATTCTATATAAGGTTTACATGGGTCAAGGCTATGTAACAACTAAGCCGTTTACCTTTATAGATCATAAAGCAGAACCAGATCAAAGCCATCAACGTATTGGACGCAAAAAGGCAGAAAGCTAATCTATGACATTTTAAAAGATAACGACATTCTGCCTTTAATTGAGCGCAGTGACATCGAATAAGGCAGGTGAAGCAAATGAAGTTAAATAAAAAAACAAGGCTTGTAATGCTTACGAGATGGTATCGCAAGGCTACAAGCCTGTATGAAAAAGAACTGCTATTAAAACTTATTCGTTTTTACCAGTCCAATTGACAAAGGAGACTAAAACGTAATGAAAAAAGAAAAGATTTTCACTGAACAACAAATTGAAGTAATTAAAGAAATTGTTAGAGATGAAATCAAAAAAGCTGACAAGCAGCGCTTATCAGCTTTGGGTCAAGAACTTAACTTTAATCCTGATGATTATTAATAAACTCAGTGCTTTTATCAGTTAGTTTAAACCAAGTGAATCCACAATCGGTGCAACGAATTAAATTTACGTACAGTGATCCGCCAATAAGATTGTCTTTTCTCATTACAACTAAGGCAAAAGTTGTTGGACCTTTGCCAATTGCAATGGCTTAACATTTACTGATTGGCATTCAGGACAATGCAGTTTATTCATTAAAATCACCTCCTTTATTGGAGATGACTCAATTGTAACAGAAAGCAGGTGAGGTATATGGCTCTTCTGAGCATTAACGAAGAAGAATTAGAAAGATTTATTGCTAAGCGAGTTCGTGAAGGTGTCAGAGAAGAGCTAGCAAAGCGCGGAGAAATTACCGATCAAAAAATGTTCAGCCGCAAAGATGCATATCACTATCTTGGTGTAAGTGGCTCGTACTTTGATAACGCGGTAAAGCGGGGATTTATCAATCCGAGCCTGCCAGGTGACGGCAGAACGAGATATTACTTGCGCGAAGACCTGGATAGGTTCGCGGAAGACGGGAAAGACTATTTAAAGAAAGCAAGACTTTAAGGAGAAAAAGAAATGAACAAAGATACTGAATTTTCAAAAGAAAAGATGGCCAAGCAAGTTGCAAAGTTGTTTAGCAAGGTTGATGAAGACAGCGCAATTATTATGTGCGTCGCAAATGGAAGCAATTTAAGTGAATTAGAATATGGCAATCCGTTCGTTTTAGGGGGGGTAATCCAGCATCTAACTGACGAAATGCGTGAGCAGATTGAAAAACTGCCTAAGTATGAAGCCGCTCCATTGATGATGGACGCTCTAATGAAAGGATTAAAAGGGCTACAAGATGACTAAAAAGGAATATGAAAGAGAATACGGCAAGACAAAGCTTGACCACGTGCTAAGCCATATGACCATTGCATTCGGTAAAATCCTGGAATTCATGGCAATTCTATTTTTACCATTTGCAATTGTAGAGCAGCTATGCATCTACGGCGTAACGCATCCCGACCAAATCATTTCACTGCTGCTAGTCTTGATGATCATTCTCACAGCGCTGTCGGTGCGTGCCGTTAAAAAGCTAAGAAAGAAGTGATGACAATGCAGGCTAAACTTTTTGGTAAGCGGTTGATGCGTGCTAGAAAAAATAGGCAACTTACACAAGTGCAGCTGGCTGAAAGGATTGGCGCAAGTACAACGACTATCAGCCGGTATGAAAATGGTTTGTCTTTTCCCAGCAAGAGAAGACTTAGCGAGATTGCTCATTTTCTGGGCGTAAAAGTTGACTGGCTATTAACAGGATTTAAGGAGGACTAATGAAGTTATGGTACAAGTTCATCAATTCGGTGTGGCGTATCAACGAGCCGGTAAGTACAGCGAGAGCCAGCTTATCCTTATGGCTAACAGTAACGCTATTAGCGGCGTTAGCGGTTCTGATTTTGCGACTATGCCAGTAGAAGTTAAAAAGATTTTAGGTATTAAAAAAGCACTCATTGAGTAGCAGTCAATGAGTACCAGACAAAATAAATCAAACTAAAGGAAGTATAACACATGGATACATATAAGTTAAGAGACATTGGTGCAACTGTTAACACCTTTGGAGACGAATATCACACGTTCAGTGATGTTCTAAACGACATGATTAAGATTGACCCTAGATTGGATATTAGCGACGTACAGGACCTCGTAGACACACTAGGGGGGTATAAAGATTTCGAAGAAAGCGCAAAAGAGCTTTGCATGAAAAAACTCAATGGCGTGGACGAGGACGAAGAAGACCCCGAAGCCGAATGGGGCGACGGCATGTATGACCGTGCCGCAGGAAAGTAGGTGGCAGTTATGCATGATGCACAAGAGTGGCTAGACGGGATCATCGAAGATATCCCTAATATCCGCAAAGAGATGCTGGACGACTGTCGCACTATGAAGACCTATGGTAAGGCAAAACAGTACGCTAAACAGTTCAAAATTGACTTTGAGGGTAATTATAAGGCTACGGCAGAAGAACAAGCACAGAGCTTATTTAACGGCCTTATAGAGGACGTAGTAACAGAACTCAATCGAGAATCCGACAGAGGAGAGATTAAACATGACTGAGGCAGAGAAATTTGCAGAGATGACCAAGGATGAACTAATTAAGATTCTTGATCGGTTGCAAGATGAAAAGAAAGAACAAGCCAAAAAAGACAACGCTAGCGTTTATGAGCGTCTTTCAAAGGTAGATGTTTCTAAGTTTGTTGATAAAAAGAATGGTCTTAATTATCTAAGCTGGGCGAAAGCCTGGGGGCTGGTAAAGAGTATTTTTCCCGATGCTAGTTATAAGTTACGGGAATACCCATATTACACACAAACAGCAGACGGTAATTATCAGCAGATTGGCACCCATGATTATCTTCGTACTGAGTACGGTGTTGAGGTTGAAGCTAGCGTAACTATTAAAGGCGAGACATATAGTTCAAAGCTTTATGTCATGGACTTTCACAATAGAGCGCTTGACCCTAAAAAGGTCACTTACTTTGAAATTAATAAAACGCAAATGAGGGCGTTAACCAAGGCGTTAGCATTTGCGGGGCTGGGTTTGAACATTTACGCTGGTGAAGATTTACCAAGTAGTGACGAAAAGACGCCACAACGCAAAGAAAGAGTGACCGAGCAAGAACTAATTGAAAAAGCAAGAAAGAGCAAAACTCAGTACGGTGGTGGCAATGAATTAGTTACCGACATTGTGGGACTTGAAATCGATGGAGACAAGCAAGCAAATGCTTTTTTAAACCAGTGGTGTGAAAAAGATCAGAAGAACAAAAATTTATATAAATTCATTATTAAGAATCAGTTAGCTACACACGGTATGAAGGTAGGAGCATAAATATGAGTGAAAAACAAGTATTTGAAGGTTCAAGAGCTTTCTTGATGATTCCACCAGCTATTGCAAGAGATAAAGAGCTTTTAAAAAAGCCAAAAACAATTATTTTGATGGGTGAAATTATCTCAATGCTCAATGTTACCGGCGAATTTTTTATGAGTAACAAGAAAATAGCTGAAAGGCTTGATGTATCAGCCCGTACCGTTAACGAATATTTAGGAATCTTAGAGTCAAAAAAGTTAATTGAAAGAACTAAGATAATTAGTCAAGAAAACGGCGCAATTGTGGGTAGACAAATACGTGCTGGCGTAGACCTAGTGAAGCGGGCTTCACTAGGGTGGGGAAATACGCTTCATGGGGGTAGTGAAACCCACTTCACCCCCCCTAGTGAAGCCCACTTCACATAAATATAACAGTAATAATAGAACAACTAATAGAACAGTAGAAGATACATATAGTTCTGCTGACGCAGAACCACCTATCCCTTACAAAGAAATTATTGATTATCTCAATAAAAAAACTAATCAGCATCTACGCTATCAAACCAAAGCTTATCAGAAATTAATTAGACAACGGTTTGAGGAAGGTGCAACGCTAGAAGACTTCAAAAAGGCTATTGATAACCAAGCATATGCGTGGCAGGGAACAAAGTTCTGGAAGTACATGCGCCCGTCTACACTGTTTCGAGCATCTAAGTTTGATTCTTATGTGAATGCTAATGACTTAAATCAAGCGAAACAGCCGTCTAATGGCGGCTACGGTGGCGAGCCAAATATAAGTGACATTCCAGACGATGATTTACCGTTTTAAAGGTGGTGATAATGATGCAAGGACTAGAAGGAATTGCAATTAAAACCGAAAAAGCAGACCAAGTATGTCCAATTCATAAAACTCAAATGGTGCTAGACCGCAAAGGCAAGCCATTTTGTATTGAATGTATGAAAGAACAAACTGAAAAAGAAAAGAATGACCAAGTTAAACGCTTTATGCATGACAAGGTCACTAAGATTTTACGTACTAGAAGCTTGGTAGATAGACCAGAGGACTTAGAAAAGTCTTTGGAAAATTACACGGCTAAAAAAGGATCACAAGAGGCTTCAATGGGTAATGCTGCTTATAAAATTGCCCATGAACTAATTGATAACCCTGATAAAGCCATGACAACGTTGATGTATGGCACGCCAGGCGAGGGAAAGAGCCATTTAGCAATGTCAATCCTTAATATCGTAAATGCTAAGAGCAATCTACCACAAACTTGCCTATTTATAGACGTTAGTAAGATGTTTGACATGATTTATGAATCTATGGAAGATCCAATGAGCTGGTGGACTAAAAAGAATGCTATTAACTTTTTGGGTAGTGTAAATGTTCTAGTGATTGATGATCTGGGCAGTGAATCATCTATGCGACAGAATGAGGCAACAGAAGCAACTGAATTTAAACAGGACGTATTAAAACAGATTCTTGATAAGCAAAAGAGGCTAATCGTCACAACTAATTTAACGCTTAAAGAGTTGCAACAAGCATATAACCCTAAAATTGTTAGTCGCTTGTTATCGGATTCACGTGGTAGACGTTTAGATTTTACAGGAATTTCAGATAAAAGATTGGAGCTATAACACATGATTAAAATTATTGAAAATGCAGAAGAAAAGAGAAATGAATCATTGAAGTTGCAAGTTGGCGATACGCTTTGCTGTTGGAATGACAAGGATGTGCTGTTCAACGTTGATAAAAACTATTTAATGGTCACTAAGGTAACTGACTTTTCAGATTTAGAAAAGCCTTATACACTCACTGCACTTAATACCACTGATGAGCAACATAGTGCAACTAATGAAAACTACGTACTATATTTTTATTCGGATCTTGACAATTTAGCCCGAGATATAGCGGACAGCTACGATCATATAAAAAAGGTGGATCTAGTGGCAACAGCAAAGGAGCATAACGATGACGAAGATTAAGGTAGTACAGCCACCATGTGAGTACTGTGACTTTAAAAACATGAATCGAGCCGCATATGCATTTAGAGAAAAGAATGGCAGGTTTGGTGGCTTCTTGTCGCTAAATAATGATGGATCCTTTGACATCAATCGAGGGATGTATAAGACAGAAAAGAAACCGAATTTTTGCCCGAATTGCGGTAGAGATTTAAGGAAAGACGCTACACAAGATAAAGATAAGTAATTGAGAGGATAGACAAAATGAGTAAATTTAACGAAGCCAGAGCCAAAAACATTGAAGATTTAAAAAAGGTCGTTAAGGGAGAATAACGATGAATGACTTACTAGCTATGTGCCGTATGCTAAGGTTATCGGCTTGATGCCCCCGGGTATTAATTTCACAAATCGACAAGAATTGTTTGATTTGCTGACAGAGATGAAGGTGAAGATTTATGAACTGTAAAAGATTAACCGGACATGGACAAGATGAAATGATGTTCCATTGTGATAGTTGCGGAGTAAATATATCGATAGACACTTACGATGTTTTAACGGCAGAAGACAACTTGCATTGTCCTCTTTGTGGCGCAAGCGCCGGTCATTTATCCGTCTATATGTTTGATGAAAAGAAACTAAAGAAAATTGATGGCGACTTTAATGTGAAAATTGAAGGGGATAGGATTTGCATTTATCTTTGTGCAGTTCGCTTATATGAATTATATGGCGAGGATAACATGGCTATTTATAGCGTTTATTTAAAAGTGGAGAAAATGGCTAAGACTGTGGAGGCAATTTTGGACTTTTCACGGAAATTGGATCATTTAAAGGAGCTATACAAAAATGAAACTATTTAATGACTTGAAAAAGCTGTATTGCAGTCCGGACGAACTAGAAGTAGGCGACTTCCTCTATTGCTGGATAACTAACACCCATTATCGTGTTTTGAGTGTTAACGGATCAAGCTACGTGACTATTGAGTGCGTTGAGACCGGATGGACAACACCAGTAGTGCCCACAATTGATAACGCATTAGAAGATATTTTGGCTCACAATGCAGACTTTGACCTAAAGCATTTGACAAAAGTTAAACCTAACGAAGTTTACATGATTTTTAGCAGAAAGTGAGGGATTACATGGCAGTAGTAAACGAAGTAATGACAATAATTAATGTGATTATGTCATTTGCATTAGTGATTTTAATTTTTATCTCCATACGTCAGAATATAAGATTCTCACGTGCAACCAATGCAAGCCTTGACATTCTGTTTAAAAGGCAACAGCTCCTGTCGGAAGACTTGGATCAGCTTCAAAAAGCATTAATTCAAGTCCAGAAAGGTGAAGTAGCTAACGCTAAATCTATCAATGCCATAGCAAGGCAAATGACTGAGTTGCATGACCTTGTTATTGAAGATCAGACAAGACAAGACCAGGACATCAAGGCGCTGGCAACGCTTATAAGCGGCTTGAAAACGTCCAGCTATCGAAGCAGAAATGATAAGCATTTTAACAATGCTTTAAAGAGGATTGCAAAGCTGGTGAAAGAATGACGGTTAATTGCATCAAGTTTGTAATACCTGGTGAGCCACAAAGCAAGGAACGCCCGCGGACAGTTCGTAGAGCTGGCGGTGTTAGAACTTATACACCAGCAAAAACGCACCGATATGAGGATATTGTGAGATATTTTGCAGTTTACGCCAGAAAAGAACACAAGATAAGTGAGCCAATCAACTCACAGTGTGGCGTGTCCATAAAAGCCTATTTCGGTATCCCTAAGAGCTTTTCTAAAAAGCGTAGGGAATTATGCTTAAAAGGCAAAGAACGCCCCACAAAGAAGCCAGATAGCGACAACATCACAAAAATAATCTTTGATGGGATGAACCCAAAGATGAAATTAAACAAAGCGCTACACAAAAAAATGGTGCTGCAAGATGGATTTTATGAAGACGATAAATTAATTGTTACGCATAGCGTGGAGAAATGGTATTCAATGCATCCCCATGTTGAGGTAACAGTTACATGGGAAGATTAATGGCGGAGTGATATACGAATGGCAGATAGAGCAGAGCAAATGACGCTAGATGATAATTTAGAGGTTGATTCAAAGGCAACCGCAAACAACGTGAGGAATTTTCTTACATTTAAATTTGAGCATTTTCAAAATTATGCAGGTTTAAATGTTTCTGATCTGTCTGTTGTTGATGATTCACACCTATCTAGCCCAAAAATGGACGCGTCAGGCGTTTCATCGCATGGTGGGATAAATCATACTGAGTCAAGTTTTAACCGCATCATGGAAGCAGAACAAGCATGTAAAGCAATTTACAAAACTATAAAAAATTGTAGAAATGGCGGCAGAACTCCATATCAAAAAATCTTGTCTGAGGCTTACTTGCACAACATGGAGGACTACAAGATTCAGCAGGAACTAGGCTATGAAGACAGTCAATATTACATCAAAAAGCGTCAAGCTTTGTGTGAGTTTGCTGACAGATTCGAAAAATGGAAAGACTGGTATAGCATCCCCTACCTTAAAGACCTTCACATTTACCGAAAAAACAAAAACGGAGTTTAAACGGACTTTTGTCGGAGTACAAGCGGAGTGAAATGGCTATATTATAGTATTGTCGAAAATTTAGGAAGCAGGGTTTTCGATGAAGTGTAGGTACAATGACAATTTGTTTTTCTGTTACGAGTCTTAATAAACCATATATTTATTAAAAAACTCCAATTAACCAGTAACGGCGGCTGGCGCCCTAGACCAGGTTCGATTCCTGATGCTGTTGTAGCCCGTTTATTCGGGCGGAATGGCAATTCTAATTCCATATCCCAAATTTTATAATCACTTTGCCTCATTCGAGGCATTATGAGCTAGCATTCGGTGTAATGCCACATACGTTTTATATAATTGCCTGGTGTGGTGAGGTTCAACTCCTCACTAGCTCTTAGCCGGCGTGGAAAACCGGCACTAAGTATAATAATCATATTTATTAATTGCATAAGTAATAAATTGAATTTTACTCGTCTAGTTTGGGACTGTGTCCCAGAGGTCAAAGCAGCAGTGTTGAGGCACGTTAAATTTAAGTCATTAACAATTTCAACTTGGTGCTTTTGAGTTTTTAACTTGAAAATGTTGCAAGCACCAAGAACCATAGATATGGTATATCACTGACCAAGTTGGTCACGTGCGGGGGTTGGATTCCCTCACTGCGTTATATGAGGAAGCGTGTGTATAAACCTATGACAGGGTTCACGCCATTCAATCTATAAATCGACAGCGACGTTCTGCCGGGATACCGACGGAATTTCAGACAAGCCAAAGGGTAATAGCTTTGGTTGACCTACACCGAAAAGGAAATAGGTGTCGTTGATTGAGTGAGAAAGCATTAAATTATTGATAAAGTAGGCAACAATGTCAGCAGAATTACAATTGCCGGCGGAGATTTAGGCGCTCCGTGTAAAGCAGTCTCACGCTAATCTGGCAGACATGTCAGGGAACCACGAGATAAATGTAAGTTAAAATTCTGGTCCACGATGATCCGCAGAAATGCGGGTATAACTGATACGTGCCGTACGAGTAGCCCAAAACGTGGAAATTACAATACAGGTTTTTGCATAACCATCAATCGCATTGTTGGGTGAAAGTTGGAGGATAAATCCTCACCAAGATTTAAATTAAGCAAGAGATATAAGGTCGCTCCTTATATTGCGACTTGCTTAAACTTGTGACTGAATAATCAACGATTTAACAAGTTCAAGTGGTTAATAGCCACCCGCATAACTAGGAATATAGCCAAAACGGTAAGGCAACGGGCTTTGGTCCCGTAATTTGTTGGTTCGAGTCCAGCTATTCCTATCGTCGGTTCGAAGCTAGCGACGTATAAAATAAAGCAATTATGTGAGGCAATAACCGGTCTTACATAAATGGTTAAGTTAGTCACGCACAGGCGTGCAAATGGTTTGTTAGTCCAGAGGTCTAGGGCACCGCACTGTCTATGCGGAAACGTCGGTTCGATTTCGGCACAGACCGTTGAGGTTAGTTCTGTGAACAAAGTCGGTGGAGGACGTCTGCATTCCGACATAAAGCAGAGAAGACTAAGAGTCACGGAATCGTAAAAGAGGAAAAGCTTAATGCAAGCATCTTGCCTCATTTGATCAGGTAGGGAGTTAGCTCAGATGGTAGAGCGTTGCAAGGATCGTGGGTTCGAGCCCCACACTCCCTATTGGGCTGCAAAAGCTCAAATATATGCTCTTTTTGAAGTTCAAAATTTATTCATTTCTAACCCTTCTAACTGTTATCCATATAGTTAGAAAACTACAGTCGTACTGTGGCTTTTAGACTCATTGCTAAGCGGCTAGCGATTTGTCTGGCTTATCTGGTTTTTTGTGATACATTTTTACTCCCTGGAAACAAAAAAAAGACATCACACATAGCGTGGAATGTCTT